CTGCAAGATGGATGTAGCGGCTTTCTTTTTCTTTAATGCAATATGTTTTACGCAGATTTAGTTGTACCCAAATGCTATTATCATTATTTTTGTATCAGGTAATCAATCAGTATTTCGGGATATGAAGAAGAATCGGACAAAAATCATAGGACGGAGCTATGCTCATAAGATTAGCGAGATACTCCGCATTTACGATGAACATGCACGGAGTGGCTTGAGCAACCGTGAAATCCTCCGTAGATATATCTGGCCTCTTTATCCCATCTGCGAGAAAACTTTCTATAATATCATCAACGCCAGTGCCGATCCACGCATTATCCGTCAACAGGATGAACTGAAACGTCAGCTTTCGTTGTTCTGAATCTCATCCGCTACCGTAGTGATATATTCCGTTTCATAAACTTTAATACCTCCCGGTAATGAAAACTGGCGGCTGGTCCGACGTATCAGGACGGTATCACATCCGTCGAACCGCCAGCCGTGCAGATAAGAGTTTAAACGCTTTGCCAGCGTGAGGCGTCCGGCCGCGTGCCGTTCCTGCGTGCTGCCATAGTGGGTGTCGTCGTAGCAGTCGAAAGCCAGCCGGACGGTGAGAGTCGTCTTTCCGTGCTGGAGACCGTTCTTCACATTCTCCCAAACGGTTTGGGGAATGCCGATCAGGACGCAGGGAAACGTGACCGGGTACTGGTCTTCTCCGTTGGCGAGTGCTTCCAGCTGCCCGCAGTCTTCGTCGATGAGGGCAATCGCGTCGCCCATCTTGCCGGCTATCTGTTGTTGGAGGTCGTTGAAAAAATGTTCCATGATACTGTTTTTTTTAAATATTGATAATCTTTTTAATTTCCTGCCGCAACTTGTCGTTTATCTTTTTGTCCAGCTCCGGGCCCGGCGTGGATGGCATGAACTGTCTCTTGGGAATGCGTACGACAAGCTTCGTCTTCTTGGTCAGCGCGAGACGCTTCCAGAAAGAATCGCTCTTCTTGTCCTTGCCGGCCTGGCTGTAATGTTGCGCCCAGGCAAAACGCCGCATCTTCGGGGTGACGGTGGGATTCGTGATGCCTCCCCGGTTGTGTATTCCGGCATAAGGCACGCGGGTGAATACCGTGACGGTCCCGTTTCCCGGCGCGTATTCGATGCTTCCCGACAGATGGTTCCCGCCCGAAAGCAGCGGCCCGTACCGGGATCCGGCTCCTTTCCTTCCGCTTCCCTGCCGCCGCGTCTCCTGCCATGGATGGAAGCCGTTGTGGGTGAAACCTCCCTTGCGGAAATCATCCTCGATATGTCGTTTGGCAATATTCCCGGCAATGACGGGCATTTTGCGACGGACCAGCTCCTCGAGCTGTTTCCGCTTTTGCAGGATCCTGCGGTTAAATTCCTGTATATCCATTTGTATATTAAATAAATAAACGTATCTTTGCAAAGTAAGAAAGGAGTTGAATCTTTCCAGTGCCGGATTGTAGTTCCGGCGAGGTTGGTTTTAGCTCCTTCCTTTTTTGAGGAACTGCAATAGTCTGTCGGAGTCGGTAATGCTATATAGCCTGAAACTGCCATCTTCATACTCACGGACAATTATCCAGCTTTTGTCTCCCAGTATTTTTATTTCAAACAAATGAGATTGCACCAAGCCGGGTATATCTTTATATTTGTCTACCGCTCCCACATATTTAGATTTCCTGAAAATATCCTTGATATTGAGAATCATTTCATTTTTGTGCGCATAATGCTCATGGGGCTGATTCAGCCACTCTTTAATTGCAGTTTGACTGACTGTAACAGGATGCTTGAAAACTTTATTATCCAATGTGATTCCTTTCACAGTCCCAGCGGCTTCCTTCCTTAGTTCTTTGGTGCGTTCCGAATACTTTTCATTCTGATCGTGCCGGGGTTCCGTCTTCACCTCCGCGTAATCGGGGAACTTGCGTGCCAGGAATCCATCTACCGCTTCCTTCGCCCCCTCGTACCCGTTTTCGATATACGGATGCGTATCACTGAACAATTTCCCGTCTACCCCCGGATTATTATCCAATCCCGGTGATGGTTGGTCTTTGGGTTCATTACTGCCACGAGGTGCTCCGGTGGG